ACTCACGCTGGTTGAGAGGAATGCAGCACGCGACGCCGCCCAGCATCCTATGGGCAACATGGCGGAATCCATCCGCCGCGCTATAGCCGCTGCCAGCAAGACGTCGCCGTTGGCCGATAAGACTTCGCAGAAGGCGGCATGACGGTAAACGCTCGTCGCCCTCGAGCCGTGTTTCTCCAGCACGGTACGCGCAACGTCGAGGGCGGCGAGCAACTTATTCAAAACGATTGAGTTCGACGATAGGAGATCCGCCAATGCCCGTTCGAATCGAAAACTTCGACGCGCTCACCCGCGCAACCGAACGCCTTGCGCGCCTGCGCGACGGCGGAACGAAGGTCATCGGCCGCGCGATCAGCACGCTCAAGCGGCGCCTGCCCGCGCAGGCCAAGCGCGACATCGGCGCGCAATACAGCCTGCCGTCGAAAAAGATAGGCAGCAGCCTACGCTGTCTTGCTGATGCGACTTCGGTGACTCTGACTGCGAAGGGCAGAACGCAAACGCTGATCAATTTCGGTGCGCACCAGAACGCAACTGGCGTAGCTGTGCAAATCGAAAAGGGCGCCCCCGTGCAGATCCCGCACGCCTTCATTCGCGTGCCTGCCGGCGCGCCAGGCGCGGGTCCGCAAGTGCTAATTCGTGACGCCGCGCTGTCGCTCGACACACTGCCCGACCAAGTCCAGGATATTGCCGTCGTCGATCGCACCCGCCACGGATACCCTATTGTGCTGTTAGGCGGCCCGTCTGTCGCCGACATGCTGCGCGATGACGGCCGCGAGGATCGCCTGAGCGATTTCGCGCAGCAGGTGTTTGCCGACGAAGTCGATCGCCTGCTGGAGATCGCCAATGGCCAGTAACAGCCGCGACGAGACAATCGCCTTTCGATTCGAAGCCAGCGGCAACGAGCAGCTCGATGCGATCGGCAAGTCGATTGCCGACATTGCCAACGGCTCGACCGAGGCGGCGCCGAAAGCGCAAGCGTTGCTCGACGAGTTTGCGAAGCTCGGCCAACAATCGGGAGCCGTCGACAATTTCGTCGCGCTCAAGGCCGAACTGTCCGAACTCGGCGGTACGCTCGACGCCGCGAAAGCACGCGTCGTCACCCTCGATACCGAGTTCGAGAATGCGGCCGTCGTCACTCAGAAGATGTGGCGCGAATATCAGACCGCCGAGTCTGCGGTTACCTCGCTCACCGCGCGACAGAATCAGCTCACCGCGCAGCTCGCGAGCACCGGCAACTCGTTGCGTGCTGCTGGCATCGATACGGAGAATCTAGACGCCGCGCAGCGCAACCTCGCGCAGTCGATCACCGCGACGCAGGAGCGCGCGGTCGCAATGGCTACGGCGCATCGCGATAGTTCGGCCGCCGCGCAAGCCGAATCGGTCAGCATTGAATCGCTGTCGGAGAAATACGGTTTGTTCGGCGGGATCGTCCAAAACGTCAAAGCATTGCTCACCACGTTCGCCGGCTTGTTCGCGCTGGAGAAAGCCAAGACCGAGATCGAGGATATCCTCGCAACCGGCGACAAATTCGAAAAGTTCGGCATAGACTTCGCCAATGCGTTCGGTGGCGCCAAGGCGGGTGAGGAAGCGCTCGCCCAGGTCAAGGCGCTCGCCGATGAGGTGCCGCTCAGTCTCGACCAGGTCGCCGCCGCGGCGATCAAGGCGAAGAAAGAAGGCCTCGACCCGTTCGACGGTTCGCTGCAATCGCTGATCGATGTAAATGCGAAATACGGCGGCAGTGTCGAAACCCTCAATAGTTTGATCGATGGTCTCGGCAAAGCCTATAACCGCGGCTCGCTGACAACTCGCGAGCTCGTCTCACTGCAGCAGCAGGGGATACCGGTTGCACAGATCCTCGGACAAGCGCTCGGCAAGACTGGCGACGAAATCCAGGACATGGCGAAAAAGGGCGAGATCGGCCGCGAATCGATTCGCCTTCTGATCGAGCAACTCGGCCAGTCCGCCGCCGGCGACGCCTCGAAGCAAATGGGATTGCTCGGCTCGTTGGCGACAAAGGTAAAAGATCAGTGGGAGGAATTTCTCAACCTCATCGGCAAGTCGGGTGCCTACGATTTCGTGCGCGACAAGCTACAGACGCTGAATGGCGCGCTGAAACAGGGAATCGGTGATGGTTCGCTCAAGGAAAAGGCGCAGGCGATCGCGGACGCGATTGTCGCCGTTGGCAGCGGAGCGGCCACCGCGGCGAAGTTCGTCTATGACCACGCCGCGGCAATCTATGATGCCGCCAAGGCCTATGTGATATTCCGCACGGCCCTCCTGGCGCTCGACCTCGCCGGTGCGGCAGCCAAGATGCTCGCACTAGCCACGGCGACGCGCGAGGCTGGCGTTGCGGCTGAGGCGGCCGCGGCTGAGACCGGCGCGTTCGGCAAGCTCGGCGCGGCGATCGGCCGCATACCGAAGAGCATTCAGATCGGTTTCCTCGCGGTCGGAATCGAGACCTTGCTCGAGCAGTCCGCGCAGCTGGTCGATGGTCTGCAAAAGCTTCGCGACGTCAACAAGGAAATAAGGGACCTGGATCAGGATCGAGCCAATCAGCTCACAGTCCTGGCGTCGCGAGCCCAAGACGTCGCGGCTAAGCTCTCTGGATTCGCGAAGACCCAGATAGCCGATGCGGATCAGCTGGCCACGAAGAATCGTGCACAGAGCGAGGACTACATATCGCAGTTGGAAAACGCGACTCGCTACTACAACGCGCTCCGGATCCAGGCGGAAGCTATCGGCAATGCGCAAGGCGTAGCGGACGCTACGGCGCATCTCAAGGATTTGGCCGTTGCGCTTGATCTGGCGAAAAAGCATTCGGCTGATCTGGCCGATCAGATAGCAAAGACCGATCAGGCGGTCAATACGATCGTCAATCGCTTCGACGACCTGAAAACACACGGCGAATCGGCCGCGACCGCGGTCAAGGGGGCCTTCGAGCATCTTGAACTGAACACCCCACAGGGGCTGAAAGATGCGATCGATATCGTTCAGCAGTTGTCGATCCGTTCGCGCGACGCCAAGGAAGCGGTGCAGACTGAGCTCGGCGGCGCGCTCGCAAAGCTCAATGAAGCTGACCTTCGCCAGTTCCAGCAGGGCGTCACGGAACAACTCAAGGAAGCCAAGGGCGACGCAGATGCCCTGAAGCTCGCGCTTGGATCACCGCTGCAGGAGGAGCTCGCGCGACTCGGCCTCTCGGCTGAGCAAGTCGGTGCCAAGTTCACGTCGACCGGTCAGAAGATCATCTCGACGTTTTCCGATATCGCGACGAACGCGAACGCGACCGGCGCACAGATTCAGCTCGCCTTCGCCAAGGCCTTGAGCCAGGCGCAGACACAGGGTGAGGTCGACGCGCTCAAGGAAAAGCTGCAGGCAGCATTCGACGCCGGCCGAATCGGTGCCGATCAATTCGCAGCCGGCATGGAGGCAGCCGGGCGCAAGCTGGCCGATGTGCAAGTGGCCGCGGCCAAGGCCGGAGCTGAACTTGATGGCATGGGAACGGCTGGCACGACAGCCGCACAGCGCATTTCTGGCGCACTGCAAGATTCGGTCGGCAAGCTCGAGGTTCAGGCAAACCAGATCGCCAGCGCGGTCAACGATGCGCTGGCGGCCGGCGACAAAGTTGGTGCCGCGTCGCTGACGGCAAAGCTCAAGGTAGTCGAACAAGAAATTGCGTCGCTCAACGGACAGATTCAACAGCTCACGCCGTCATATAACGCGGCCGGCGCCGCTGCTGAGAGCTTTGAGACCAAAGCCGAGATCGCATCTGCCGCGCAAGGCAGGGCCGCACAAAACGCTGCTCTGCTAGCAAATGATGCAGCCGAAGCAGCCAGTAAGGCCCAGCGCGATTACACCGAGTGGGGCGACTCGGCCGACAAAGCCGCGGTGCAGCTGGGTCACGCGACCGCAAACACACAGCACGCGAACGATGGCATGGCCGCGCTTTCGCAAGGGATCGGCGATGCCCGCGCGCAGTTCGCCTCAATTTCAGATGCCGCGGCCAAGTTCTACGACACCGTCCTCAAAGGAAACTTCGAGATAGGTCATTCGGACGACGGCTCAGGCTTCGATCGCGTTGCGCGCGCAATGCAGGCAGCGCTGCAGGCCACGCAAGACCAGATAGCCGCAAACCGAACGCAACTGCAAGGAATGCTCGACGCTGCGAACAAGGTAGGCACCGAATCGGTCGAGGATTTCAACAAGTTGGGCGGCGCGGCGAAATATACCGAATCCCAGCTCGAAACGATGATCGCGTCGATCCAGGCCGGCACGTATCAGGTCGGGTTGCTCGGGCAGCAGGACCTTGCTCCACTTCAAGCGGCGCTCACGGCAGCGAAGGCCCGCGTCGATGCACTGAAAGCGGCCAGCGAAGCAGCGCAGCAGCAGCTCGCCGACATGGGCGCACAGCTGCAGGACGACCTCGACAACGCCAACGGCAACCAGGAAGCGGTCGAGAATCGCCGCTATCAGACGCAACTCGCCAACCTGCAGGGCCTGGCGAAGACGGCAGGACAGTTGAACAGCGCGCAATATCAGACAGACGTAGCCAACGCCACCGCGTTGCACGCGCTCAATATGAAGAACCTCGAGACGCAAGCGGCGGCGGCGAAGACGGCAGCGCAGCAGGCGCAGCCGTCCGGCGCGAGGGGCAGCATTTCCGACGCGAACGCAACGAACAATTCAGGGTCTACAAGCAGCGGCGGCAGCGGGGCGATCGACGCCAAGACGAACGTCACGCGTGGCGGCGCTACCTCTCTTGGCACTCTCAATATCAGCCATGCGATCACAGTGAGCATACCCGCTGGCGCAGGCCTCAAGGGGCTGAGCGATGCCGATATTCATGCGATCGCCGAGCACGTCGTCTCGACGATGGGACAAGAACTGACCGGTACCGTCATTCGGCAGATCCAACGCGCACAGATGAATTCGATATGACCGAATTCGACAGAGACAACGATCAACATGGCACGGGACGCTACTGGGGGTAGGGCATGTCGCCCCACACCGAAAACAGACTAAGGAGACGATGCATATGAGCGAATGGACAACTTGGCCGATCAAGCGTTTCGCTACTGACTTTGCGGCCGCGCAGATTTGGATCGATAACGCCGCGCGGAGCATCAAGGAGCACGGTCCAAAGTTAGCCTTGTGCGCGCTGCTGGCAAAAACTGCAGGCGAACATTTGGAGTCAGCGTTCGATAATCTGCCAGCTGAATTGCAGCAAGAGATCCTCGCGATTCGTGCCCAGCTCGACAAAGGTAATCAACCGACGAAGCCGCCAGTGCGACGGACAGAGCGAGACGATTGATTTCGTCAGGCTTCAAGTAACCGTCGGATGCTGCCGACGTAGTATCGGCCGTAGTAGATGTGCCAGTGGGAGGGGATGGCATGCGCCGATCATCGGCGCGCCGTCGCAGGAAACGCGACTTCCGATCGCCTGCTCTCCTCCTCTTCGGTCGCAGCCGGCGGCAACTCCGGTGCGGACCAGCGCGCTGGTGCGTGTGGCACCTCGAAATCCTACTGGGGGACTTCGCCAACCTCGAGGAGGCCAAGCGGGCTGTGGCAGAGTGGTACTTCGGTGGCTCACTGATTGGCCAGCAAGCAGTATAGTTCGCACCGTCAGGGATAGGGGGCGGGACAATGGCTAGTGTTCCAGATGGCGCGGGCCTCGCGAACGTCGTCGAGAGCAGGCTGAGCGGGGCCTATCTGGTGTTGATGCTGAGTACCAGCATATTTGCACTGCTTGTTCTCGGATCAGAAGTTGCGCTCGATCTAGCACCTGCCTCTAGGCAGATCCTTGATTATGCGGATGACGCTCTCTGCCTCATCTTTTTCTTCGACTTTTGCGTGAGCCTTTGGGTTGCCCCAAACCGAGTTCGCTACTTAATTACCTGGGGCTGGATAGATCTCCTCTCATGTATTCCGTCGATCGACCCATTCCGCTTTGCACGCGTGCCGCGTGTTCTCCGAATCTTGCGCGTGCTGCGCGCCATTCGCGCTGCGAAGATACTTGCCGAATTCATCCTTCAGCGTCGGGCGAAAAATATACTCTTGGCAAGCCTCCTAATCGCCGGACTGCTGATCGTCTTCGCGAGCATTGGTGTGCTGCATTTCGAGACCGCACCGGAGTCCAGTATCAAGTCGCCCGAAGACGCGCTCTGGTGGGCGGCCGAGACGATCACAACCGTAGGCTATGGCGATAGGTACCCCGTGACGTCTGAGGGGCGGCTACTTGGCGTCCTGCTGATGTTTTCCGGAGTCACGCTCATCGGTGCATACACCGGCTTCGTCGCGTTCTGGTTTCTCAAGCCGCTGGAGGCTAAGCGAATAACGGAGCTTGAGTCCATGCGTGCCGAGTTGGACCGATATCGGCTCGACGAAATCGCTTCGCTGAGGTCAGAGGTCGATCAACTACGCGCAGAGCGCGAGCAGCTCGTGACAATCGAAAAATAGGTGCTGTGCTACGCCTTGTTGGGCTCGTTAGCGGACGCCGGCGAATCACTGTCCTTCGTCTCGCGCAGGGTCTTGTTGGCGGCCTTCGCGACCAACTTTGCGGCGGCAGTCGCTTTCTCTCCGTCGAGCGCTTCTCTCTTGATTACTTCTTTGCTGAGAGTTTCGGCAATCTCGTCAGTTTCGATGCGCACAGTTGGGGACACGCGTCGCAGCTCTCGCCGGATGACCGCCAGGAGTGGGTCCGATAGCAGCACGGCCGCGATCGTGAATCTGCTCACTGCTTGCTTCTCTTCGAGATACTCGCCGAGCCTTTCCTTTGCCCACGCTTCCCGAGCCAGCAGTCCCACGAGCTCAACATCATCGTCGGAGCGGCAATTGAGCTCAAGCATATTGAACTCGACGACCAATACTTTATCGATCGGTTTTTCGAAGACGACTTTGTAGACGCGCCAACAGACACAGTTCGTGAGGACGACCCAATCACAGCCTTTGTTGGCCGCGTAGTCGACGGCTTGCTTGACGTGCTGATCTTTCAGGTCGATCCCGATGGCCTTGACCTCGATCAGCGCCCTCATCGAATCATCGAGCTTGATGGCAAGGTCACAGAACGTGCCTCGGATTGAGTGCTCTGAACTGATCTCAGTGAACTTGTCGTAGCCGAACAGCTCTTGAAGGAGATCGGTCACAACGACCACGGTATCGGACTCGTTGACATCCCGGGCTTTCTGCGCCGCGATGATTGGCTGATATTTTTTTAGCGCGCCAGCAATTCGTGTGGCGGCTTTTGCTGATATCGTCCCCATTCCCAATCCCCTCCTCTTGGGCCTTCTCCGCGTGAGCAGTCTACTGCAAACGTGGGCGCCATGGCGTTTGGGACGCGCGCCGTAAAGCTGGGACGCGCCTCGTTCTCGATGCACTTCGATAGACTAACGAGAGGCACGGGGAAAGAATCATGGCAAATTTCTTTGCACGCAGAGGCGCGGCGTACATAAACGAGGTGAATCGATCGCTTGGAGCGTTGCTCGGCCTTGCGACAGGAATCCTCTGCGACCGTAAGTTCGTCGACGAGGAAATTCGCTTTCTCAACGAATGGCTGGAGAAGAATGAAGCGATTGCCGTCGAGTGGCCCGGTGACGTGGTGCACGCGCGCATTCAATCGGTGCTGGCTGACGGAATGGTTACCGAACCAGAGCGCACATATTTGATCAATACCCTGCAGCAACTTGTTGGCGGCACGTTGGACGAACTTGCCGCGTTGACTCACGTGACTGCATTGGCGTTCGACCCGGTTCCGAAGATCGATTTTCCGGGCAATTGGTTTTGCCTGACCGGGGACTTCGTGTTCGCTCCTCGTGACGTGTGTGAGCGCGAGATTGAAAATCGTGGCGGCATCGCAAAGAGTGCCGTGTCGAAAAAGATCAAATATCTCGTAGTAGGCGGACTCGGCAGTCCCGAGTGGAAGCATGGTAGCTTCGGCACGAAGATCGAAAAGGCGATGCAACTGAAACGCGATGGCGTTCCGCTGCTGATCGTCCAAGAGGATCAGTGGGCGCGAAGCCTGTCAGCGTGTCATTGATCAGTTCGCGATCAATTCGGGATAAATTCGGGAAATCGGCCGCGCAAAAGGCGGTCTACCGGGTAACGTATTGAAAATGTTGGCGTCCCCAGGGGGATTCGAACCCCCGTTACCGCCGTGAAAGGGCGATGTCCTGGGCCTCTAGACGATGGGGACGCCGGGAAAAGCTGCCGCCAGGACGACGGTGAAGTGGTGGAGCCAGTCGGGATCGAACCGAC